TTTTGGCCAAAGATGGCATTTTTGTTGGTTTGGTTGCAAACGTAACAACTACTCTGTTCTATGGCTAAGACCGCAGCATGGACTCGCAAGGAAGGCAAGAACCCCAAGGGCGGACTCAACGCCAAGGGGCGAGCCTCCTACAACAAAGCCAATCCCGGCAAGCCGGGGTTGAAGCCGCCTCAACCCGAGGGCGGCTCACGCCGAGACTCTTTCTGCGCCCGCATGGAAGGCATGAAGAAGAAGCTGACCGGCGAGAAGGCCAAGAAAGACCCGAACAGTCGCATCAACAAGAGCCTGCGGGCTTGGAACTGCTGACATGAGCCAGAACCATGATACCGTCAAAAACGTGCTGGATGTGGTGGCAATCTTTGGCACTGTTGGCGCGTTTTTGAACATGCTCACGCCGCTGTTTGGTTTAATCGGCGCAATCGTTGGTGCCATGCGTATTTACGAGATGGCCACCGGGAAAGACTTTTACACGCTTTTCCGCAGAAAGAAAGCTGACGATGCCAAGCAAGAGTAAGGCACAACACAACTTGATGGCGATGGTGGCCAACAACCCCGCCGCTGCCAAGCGAGTAGGAGTTCCGCAGTCTGTCGGCAAGGAGTTCATGAAGGCAGACAAGGGCAAGCGGTTTGGGTCTGGGAGCCGCGCAGATGCGCAGGCAATCAACAAGCCCAAAACCAATCAAGGCAAGCAAGAATTTTTTTCGAAAGGTGGTGACACTATGGCTTCCAAAATGAACCCCGGTTTTATGGCGATGATGGCAAAGAAAAAAGGCGCACCTGCCAAGAAGATGGCCAATGGTGGTATCACCACGGCCAAAATGGGCGCGGTCAAGACTGCGGCTCCCAGCCGCGACGGTCTGGCAGCCAAGGGCAAGACCAAGGGCACAATGGTCAAGATGTCCGGCAGCAAACCGCTGGGCATGAAAATGGGTGGTCGCACCTGCTGATAGGAGGCCGTCATGGCTAAGAAAGCATTGAAAAAAGCTGCCAACGTGCTTGGCGGCTTGGGCGCTGCGTACATGCTTGCTGATCAATTGGGTCCAAGGGTTAAGGCAGACCCCGTAGAGGCGGCAAGGGATGTGCTAGCGACGCATGAACGAGTACAGCGGGAACGTGTAGACAGGCCCCCCGCGCCAGAAGAACCTCCGCTTACGTCACGGGTGGTTCATAAAAAAGGCGGCGCAGTAAGCGCATCCCGCCGCGCAGATGGGATTGCCCAGCGTGGCAAAACTCGCGGGAAGATGTACTGACATGAGGCCGAGTCGTGGCATGGGCGCCATCATGCCCTCCAAAATGCCCGGTGGGGTCAAAAAACCCCGCCGTGACGACACGGACTTCACGCAGTACGCCGAGGGCGGCAAAGTCAACGCGGCGGGCAACTACACCAAGCCGGAGCTGCGCAAGCGCATCGTGAGCCAAGTCAAGGCGGCAGCAACGCACGGCACCGGGGCAGGCCGTTGGTCGGCCCGTAAAGCCCAGCTTGTGGCCAAGAAGTACAAGGCCGCTGGTGGCGGGTATCGAGACTGACATGAAAGACCCGCAGCAATCGCTCAAGGACTGGGGGGCGCAGAAGTGGCGCACCAAGTCCGGCAAACCGTCTTCCAAGACGGGGGAGCGATACCTGCCTGAGAATGCGATCAAGGCGCTGACCCCCGCTGAGTATGCCGCGACAACCCGTGCCAAACGGACAGGCAAAAAGGCTGGGAAGCAGTTTGTGAAGCAGCCGCCCAAAGTGGCGGCAAGGACAGCAAGGTATCGGTGATGGCAACCACATCCGGCGCAGCAGGTTTCAACCTCGATCTGACCGAGATCGTCGAGGAGGCGTTTGAGCGCGTGGGCTCGGAGCTGCGTACGGGCTACGATCTCAAGACAGCCCGCCGTTCCATGAACCTGCTGTTTGCCGATTGGGCCAACCGTGGCGTCAACATGTGGACGTTTGAGCAGGGCACCATCCCGCTTGTCCAGGGCATCAACACCTACGCGCTGCCAAACGACACCGTGGACCTGCTCGATCATGTGATCCGCACGCAGCCCAACCAGCAGTCCAATCAGGCCGACCTGACTATCACGCGCATCAGCGTGTCCACCTACGCGACGATCCCAAACAAGCTGACGCAGGCACGACCAATCCAGCTCTGGGTGCAGCGGCTGGACGGGCAAGTCTCTCCCACGGGGTTCACGTACCAGAGCGCAGACACTGGTGCGCAGACCCTGACACTGTCTTCTACGGCCAACCTGCCCACGCTGGGCTTCCTCAACATCGGCACCGAGACGATCTACTACGGCTGGATCAACAGCAGCACGCAGCTTGGCGGCGTCTTCCGGGCCCAGAACGGCACGAGCCAGACAACCCCTGCGGTGGGCACGGCGGTGTACCTCAACAACACCCCGCGTATCACGGTCTGGCCAACGCCAGATCAAGGCACTGTGGGCAACCCCACGTACCAGTTTGTGTACTGGCGCATGCGCCGGGTGCAAGACGCCGGGGGCGGCGTCAACGTAATGGACGTGCCGTTCAGGTTCATCCCCTGCATGGTTGCAGGGCTGTCGTACTACATGGCGCTCAAAGTGCCCGGTGCGATGGACCGGCTGCCGATCCTCAAACAGCAGTATGACGAGGCGTGGGACTTGGCGTCGCAGGAAGACCACGAGAAGGCGGCTGTTCGGTTTGTGCCGCGCAGGCAGTACATTGCTGGGGCGTTCTGATGCCCAATCGTTTTTCATCCGGCAAGTATGCAATTGCGCAGTGTGATAGGTGCAATTTCAGATTTAAGCTGCATGAATTGCGCATGGAGACAGTTAAAACAAAGCCATACCAAGTACGTGTTTGCCGAGCCTGTTTTGACCCCGACCATCCGCAGCTTCAGTTGGGCATGTACCCTGTGGAAGACCCGCAGGCGGTGCGCAACCCGAGGCCAGATATCACGTACCGGCTGGGCGGCAACAGCGGGCTGCAGATTTCAAACGTTAGCGGTACGGACCCGGACGAGGACGGCACGGCCACTGGCGGTAGTCGGATTTTTCAGTGGGGGTGGAACCCGGTGGGCGGATCAAGCTTCTTTGATGCGGCGCTGACACCAAACAACTTGGTTCTTACCGTGAATCTTGGTACAGTTACAGTTGCAACGACATAAGGAGTCGATCATGGATGCAAAGAAAGCCGTTCACAAGCATGAGAAAGCCATGCACCCCGGCAAGCCCCTGACCAAAATGCGAGCCGGCGGCAAGACCAACAGCGACATGCTCAAGTATGGTCGCAATATGGCCAAGGTCATGAACCAGCGCAGCCCCGGCCGCAAAGGAGGCTGAAATGGCCACGTATAAACAACCCCAAAAAGTAGCTAACGTTGTGGTGGGCGAGGAGCCCGCTAAAACAACCATGCGCAAGGCCAATGTGGCTGTGGCCAACACCCGCAGTCAAGACTACCCGCCGATGAAAACCAGCGGCATCAAAATCCGTGGCACTGGATGCGCCACCAAGGGCGTGATGGCTAGGGGTCCGATGGCATGAACTACGCTGCCCTGTCTGCTGCAATTCAGGACTACACCCAGAACTACGAAACGGAGTTCGTGGCGAATATCCCTGTCTTCGTCAAACAGGCAGAGCAGCGCATCTACAACACGGTGCAGTTCCCGTCGCTGCGCAAGAACGTCACAGGCTCGACTTCGACGAACAACAAGTACTTGGCGTGTCCTGGCGATTTTTTGGCCGCTTACTCTATGGCGGTTGTGACGGGCGTTACGGGCGGCAACATCAATACCGGCTCGTACGAGTACTTGCTTAACAAGGATGTGAACTTCATCCGGCAGGCATACCCAACGCCCAACGACTCAGGGGTTCCCAAGTACTACGCGCTGTTTGGGCCGACGGTATCGGGCACGACGATCTCCGATGAGCTGTCTTTCATCCTTGGTCCGACCCCAGACGGCGTGTACTATGTTGAGCTGCACTACTATTACTTACCAGAATCAATCGTTACGGCGAGCACTTCTTGGCTGGGCGACAACTTCGATTCAGTTTTGCTCTACGGCTCTCTGGTCGAAGCGTACACGTTCTTAAAAGGCGAAGCCGATTTGATGGCTTTGTATGACGGCAAGTACAAGGAAGCCCTCATGCTGGCCAAACGTCTGGGCGATGGTCTTGAGCGCAGCGATGCGTATCGCAGTGGTCAGGCGCGGATTGCGCCTTTGCCGCAGAATAACGGGGTCCAGTGATGGCGTTCACTGGCAACTACTCCTGCAACACGCTGCGGTCTGGCCTTGCCAACGGCACGATCAACTTTGCCACCGACACGTTCTATCTGGCGCTGTACACCAACTCCGCCACGCTAGATCAGACCACCACGGCATACACAACGATTGGTGAAGCCTCTGGTGGCAATTACGTTGCTGGGGGTCAGGTGGTGACCGCCACTATCGCAAGCCAGGACACAGCCAGCGGCAGCACCACGTACGTCAACTTCTCGTCCCCTGCGTGGACGGGGAACATTACGGCTCGTGGCGCGTTAATCTACACTCCCGGCGACAACGGTGCGGTGTGTGTTCTTGACTTTGGCTCAGACAAAACGTCTATCGTTTCTTTCACCGTACAGATGCCTGCCAACACCAGCACATCTGCTCTCATCCGACTTGTTTAAGGAGTATCCCATGTCGAACGAAATCGTAAAATCTGTTGACACCATGAGCGCCGGTCTTGTGGCTGGCACCCGTTCTGGCGAAGAGATGATGGCTCTGGGCCGCTTCAAAGTTCAGTGCTTTGACAAAGACGGCAACCTCAAGTGGGAAGATGAAAACCACAACCTCGTGGTAAACGTGGGGCTGCAATACATGTGCGGCACGGCCCTGACCAGCGTGACTCAGATCACGACTTGGTACATCGGCCTGTATGGAGCGGGTGCATCGAACACCCCTGCTGCCGGTGACACGATGGCTTCCCACGCCGGATGGACTGAAGTTGTCCCGTACAGCAACGCCAACCGCCCGACCTGCACCTTTGCAACCGCAACGACGGCCAACCCATCTGTGGCTACCAACTCTGCGTCTGTGGCGGTGTTTAACATCAACGCAACCTCTACTGTGGGCGGTGCGTTCTTGACCAGCGACAACACCAAGAGCGGCTCGACTGGTACGCTGTTCTCTGCGGCGGATTTCTCCGCCCCCGGTGACCGGGCCGTCTCATCGGGCGACACATTGAATGTATCCTACTCGTTGTCACTTGCAGGGTAATTGATGTATAGTGACACCTTCATTAACTTGGAGGTGTTTCATGGACTTGGTTCTAGGCGTATGGCGTACCATGCACAACCGTTGCTACAACAGCAGTGTCAATACTTATCGAAATTACGGTGGCCGAGGCATTGTTGTTGACCAGCGTTGGCATGGTTCTGATGGGTACAGGCAGTTTTTGCAGGACATGGGGCCACGCCCAGAAGGTGGGATGGTAGAGCGCATTGACAACGATGGCCCGTACTCTCCTGAAAACTGTCGTTGGGCAACAAGAGAAGAGCAGGCAAACAACAAGCGTAACAACCGTTGGATCACTGCAAACGGTAAAACTCAAACGATGGCGCAGTGGGCTAAAGAACTTGGATGCAATCCGAGCAACATCATCTACAGAATTAAATCTGGAATGACGGAGGAACAGGCCGTCACCAAGCCAATTGCTGAACGCCCAAACTCAAAACTAACCGCAGATGATGCAAGATACGTCAAGGAAAACTATCCAGTGTTGACAATGGCGCAGATTGCCAACAAACTTGGTGTTTGCAAAAAAACTGTGCTAAACATCATCCACGGCAAAACTTTTAGGGATGTGCGATGAAGATCGACTTTGAATTCCAAACCCCCCACGGTAAGTTTGCTGATGCTTTGCATCTGCCTGATGATCACACCTTTACGGATGCTGAGATTGAGGCGATGAAGCAGCAGCGTGTGGACAACTGGATTGCTGTGGTGACTGCCCCGCCTGTTGAAACTCCGCAGGAGTAAACATGG